GAACAGATCACGGGCGAAAGCCGTCTGATCGACGATCGCCAGAGGCTGCACTGCCATCGTATAGCCCCGCGTCAAGTCCAGCCGCTGGTTGCTGAACGCCTTGCGGATCGTCTCACGCCACGTCAGCCGCTGATCCAACCCCAGCCGTTGCTTGTCCATCGGCTCCTCTGCGTCGATCCGCAGCGATGCCACGAGGGCCACGAGGACGGGATACGTTACATCATCGCGGACGTTGCTTCCCGGAAGGATCGTCTCCGCCCCGAACGGGCTGATAATCACTGCGGGCATCCGTTCGGCAGGCATCCGGGCAATCTCCACCGCCGCACTCTGGCAGATGACGACATTCGCACGCGAGATGCCGGGCAGGTTCAACGCCTGCACCTGCGTCTGGACTGTCTCCAGAATCGTGGTCAACTCGGCGGGCATTAGACTTGCCTCCGACAGATGACCGTGTAGCGCGTGTCTAGGGTGGCCTGGCTCGCACTCAGCACCCGCCACCGCACGTTAGAGGCGTCAATGATGATGTCGTCTACCTGCACGCCCTTCGCGCCGGCCTGTGTGGCATTGAGGCTGAATCCCTTCTCATCGCCCACGATGTCGATTCCAGCCGCGTTGAGTCGCTGCCGATTCACCAGCCCTCCCACTGCGTTATCGACGGTTACCGACGTGGCACCATCCGGACGGATCTGCCGCAACGTGACAGTCTCGCCGTTGTCCCAGAGGGTGTAGTCGCCGCCGATGTCCAACGTCATGTGGTGGCCTCACCCAACTCTTCAAACGCCCCGACCGCAGCCGCCTGAAGCGTGTTCAAACTCGCGATCTGGCCGAGGATCGCAGTACGGTAGCCGTTCCAATCGACCTGTTGCCCGTCGATGTTGTAGCTCGGCTTCGGGTTGGCTGACTCGGTCGCCAACGCCGTCAAGAGGTTGCTGCGAATCGTCGCGATTTGTTCCGCGTCAGTCGGCATCAGACCGCCTCAATTTCCAGCTTCTTGCGGGCGTAGACCGTGCCACCATTGCCATTGCCGTTGTACGCCCTGATTGCGTCCTCGATGGTCTCGGCCTCAACGATCCGCCAGTCGCCACCAGACCCCAGGGGCCGCATCTTGTAGCGCGGCAACTGCACGCCGGGAGGGGTCTCCTCCAGCACTGCCACAGTCTCTACCACCTCGACAGGTTCGGCCACTTGCTCAACTGCTTCCGCCTTTTGCTTCGGCATGCTCTGTGCTCCAAAAAAGAACCCCCGCCAGCTTGTGGCCGACGGGGGCGTATTGTGTCGGCCGTCACGCCGCTACTAGGCAGTACACTTCACCATCGCACGCGGCTCGATCGTGGCGAACGCGCCACGCTCAGACGCCTTGAACCGCATCACGACGTCTTGCGTGAATTCGGCCTCGTTGTTTGCCGGGGCTTGCACCACGGTGAGGGGCCAGTTCTGCATGTATCTGAACGCTCGCCGAGGATCGCCGAGGTACCACGTGGTGTCAGTCGCCATCTGCCGCGCCAGTTGATTGGTCGACACGATGGTGTAGTTGGTGATGGGGTTGCTGCCCCGGGTCTCCGTGGGGTTGCCAGTCGTGGCGTACCCGGGAGTCGTGACAGTGATTTCCGTGGCATTGATGATCCGCCTGGCCGTGTAGAGCAACTGCCGAGTACAGATCAGATGCGACGGATTGAGGAGAATCGGCTCGCCGGTCTCCGGGTCGAGCATCTCCGAAAAGAGTTGCTCAGCCGCGTCGATGTCCGTCCAGTCAACCAAGGCATTTGTGGCCGCGAGATTGTCCCACGTGTGGCTCCCGGAGTTGTCTCCGTAAGTCGCAATGGTCGTATCTCGCCACCGATAGCGATGGTCGGTCACGGTCTCATCAATCACGCAATTGATGGCCCGCTTCTCTTTGTTGAGCCCGAGGGCTTCGCCGACCTTGCGGCACCGGTCTTCCAACACGCCCGTACGGTCGAAGAAGATCGCCTCTTTGGTGACCTCGACGATCAGCCCCCGCTTGGTGGTCGTGGGCGTGTCAATGTAGGTCTGGGAGACACCCGCCTTCGGGTAGGGCTGGCCTTCGTCGACGATCAACGCCTCGTCACCGATTCCCGAGATGCCCGGGATACGCTCGCCGTTGAACTGCGTGTTCACCACGGGAATGATGCCCGTGAACACGAAGGCTTCCTGCTCGTACGCCTCCATTACGGCATTGTAGAGCAATTGCCCGCTGATCTTGGCGAACTGGCTGGACGCCACCACCGACGCGGTTTCCCGCAGTTCGGTCGAAGCGTGCTCCCCGGGAGCATACATGCTGGCGATCTCGCGACCGTCCGGCACAAAGTTCTCAAACAGCTTGCGGATCGAGAAGTCGCCGAAGCGAATCTCTTTCTTCCGCAGTCCTTCCGACAGATCGGCGTTGAACCGATCCACTTGGCCATCGCGTTGGGCAGCCTCGAAGAGACGCCGTAGTTGAGTGACATTCACCATTGCTTAGCGCTCCTGGCTGCAAGAGACATAATCCACGTTCAGCGTTTCCAGATTGGCCCCGCCGTTTTTCACCCCGAGGGCAATCTGCATCTCGGTCGCCGAAGTGAACACGTAATCGTGCTGAGCCACGGCCACGCCATCGACGAAGAAGGTCACATAGGCATTGGTAGCCGAATACGGCATGTACTCAATGCGGAGAGTCTGGTACGCCGCACCGCCAGCAGTCACAGCCCGCTTCGCCAGATTGTTGACGTTTGCCGCCGTCAGTTCGTTGGTCGTCTGGGTCGTGCTATTGCTGGTCTCGGTCTGCCAGACAGTCCCGCCGTCGGTCTTGACGAACACCGCGCCGCTGTATGACGAAGGAGCGCCAGCGCCGTTGTCCTGCAATGAGTTCGCCGCTACGCCGTCCATCAGCCCCACGAGAATGTTCGCGTCGTCGGTGTTGGCCTCGGTGAACTGCACGCGGGCTTCGAAGAGCAACGGCTTGTCAGCCGCGAACTTGAACACCTCGTTCGCCGACTCAACGTACCCCTCGTCGTTGTCCGCCACCGTGCCATCGGACGGCACGATAGCGAGAACACCACCTGCCGCATCCCCGACACTCGCCGTGCCGGAATCGCTCAGGGTGGTCACCCAGTCCGCCGAGTCGACGTCGCGGGTGAAATCATCCTGAATCGTGAATTGGTTGCGGAGTCGCAGCAACTCCGGCAGCCCATCGGTTCGAACCGCCATTGCGGCCTCCTTTAGTTGGAACGAATGGCAGCCAGAAACTGCCGGGAATCACTGGGATACGACACCGCCGCAGCCACCGGGGGAGAGACAGCCGGACGCCCCGCCCGTTGCGTCACCGGCCACGATTCGAGCAACGCCGCCCGCTTGTTGGCCTCGACAGCCAAGAGGGCCTTGAGTCGCTCAGGGGTGACTTCTCGGCCAGACGACTCCAGCAACTGCCGGGCGTCGTGGTCCGCCTTGACGATCGCGAACCCCTCCATGAGGGCGTCGAGCTTGCTCATGATCGGGGCCAACGACTCGGCCACCGCCTTTTTCACGTCGGGCATCTCCTGTTCCTCCATCTCGGGCTCTGGCATTTCGCCAGCGGGGGCCGCGTCGGACTGCAGCATCTCCTGCGCCTTGAGGATCGCCGCGATGCGTTTCATCTTCGCCGCTCGGTCACCGTCACCGGCCAGCACTTCGGACACCATCGCGCCGAAGTAGTCTTCGTTTTCCTTGACCGGCAGGTCGGCATATTCGCCCATCCCCTCGGCTGCAAGGACCTTCTCCTCACCGGCAGCCATCGCCGCTTCTCGAATCGTCATGCGTTGCTTCTCGCTTTCAAAAAGCCCCGCGTTAGTCGCCGGGGTCTGGACTAGGTCAATCGAGTGAACCCGCTCGACGGTCTCAACGATCACCCGCTGGCCATCCATGCGGACGGTGCCTTCAGCGTGATGACTGAGGCCGATACGGTTCGGGTTGCGTTCTGCTGCTTCTGCGACGAGTTCCGCTTGCGGGTGGCTCTTGAGGTAATGCAAGTCCCCGTACACCGCCCCCGCTTCCTGCCGGACATTGCGAATCCAGCCGAACGCCTCGGCGAGTGGCCGGTCCTTCCGCTCGGTCGCGGGGTGATCCACATTGACGGGAGCACCCTCGTACAGTCGGGCAGCCTCGGCCATCGCACGCGGGCTGTATCGCCTGCCGTTGCGGCTGTCCTGCCCAAGGATACGCACCCCCTCGATCAGACCGGCTTCACGGTCAACTCGGCGGGGGGCAATCGTCGTCTGTTCGGTGAGTCGCATGAATCGATTGTCACCGACTGCAACTCCGCCGCAATATCTGCCCCAACAAAATGGGACGTTCATACAAAACGCACCCTCGGGCAAATTTACCCGAGGGTCAGAGAACCCGGTTCCTGATCGCCGTGGGCTCGGCCTTCGTCAGTAGGTAGCACCGGCAGTTTGGATGCGCCGGCGGGCCACCGTTCCTGATGATCTCATCGACAGCCCTGCCACCGCCTGGCCCTGGCAGATTCTGCAACACCACATCCCACAGATCGACAGACTTGCCCTGCAATGGTCGGCAGATCGGACAGACCTTGCCATCCTTCTCGGTCTGCCATCGCGTCACGAGGTTTAGTGCGAACGCCGCCAGCAGCAATTGGGTTGCATTGGTCCCCTCTGTCTGTGCCAGAGTCGTTGTCGTGGCCGCTGTCACTGCGTCACGATCCGGGCCGAGTGCCGACGCTAGGACGCCCTCGATATCCGCAGCCGTGCCCGTGCGGATCAACTCGCCCGATGCAACAATGATTTCCTTGGCGGACTGGATCGACGAACGGGCCGAGTCTGCCGCGATCGCCTGCGCCCGTATCAGTGCCTGTCGGTATGCCTGCGTCCGTGTCTCGTCACTCGGCTGTTGCCCGGGGGGAAGCAACTCCTCGGCGTGCTGGTTCAACGCGGCAAGGATGATCGCGAGAAGGATCAACGTGAGTTCCCGCCGCCGCTCCTCCTCCCAGCGGTTCCAATCGGCCTCGCTCACGTTGCGGATGTCCGGGGGATTGCCCAGCATCTCCCGCAGTTCCCGCCGCTGCTTGGATGTGAGGCGAGACAGTCGACGCGCGAAGTCAGCCTCAACGCCCATTCGGTTGGCCAATTCGCTCACTGCTGCAATCCCTCCAAGATTGCCCGAGCCTCTGGCAGCGTCCGGACGCTCTCCAATGCCGCGACGATTGCCGCCTGCAGAGTGCCAGCGTTCTCCGCCGAACCGCAGCCCGAACAGTCGCACGACTCAGAGACATTGCCCACAATCCCGGCTGCCCAGTCCACGCCGCTGGTCCCACCCCAGCCCAACCACGCGACGTGACCGGCATCCCGCCACGGCTCGCCCTCGTACTCGGGGGCAACGTCGGCGTTCTTGCGATGCCGGGCAAACGCCGCCATCCGCCCGACGGTCTCACGTGACAGGTTCTCCCCGCTGGCCAGTTGATTGGCTCGCGTCCATCCAACTTGAGTCATCCCGGCCACCGCGTCCCCGTGCTTATCACGCCACTTCAGCACCCGCCGGGCATTGTTGCGGGCTGCCTCGGGGGGGCTATAGCTGTCCTCCGCTTCCCTGACCGGCATGATCGACGGGGCCGGCGCTTGGGTCGGTCCCTCTTCCGCTCGATTGCGTTGCTCCTCCTCCCAATCCAGCCCCATATGACGGGCTGCCGTTCGCTTGGAGACGACGCCCATGCCCAATTGGATCTGGGAGACGTCCGCCAGTTCCCGGGCGTTCCTGGAGGCGACAGAGGGCTTCTGGACGGCAATGTCTACGATGGCCTCGATCTCTGGCCACGGCCGGGCAGTGAGGAGCCCCCGGTCGTGCTCGAATCGCAGCACCTTCCAGAGAAGGGCGGTGAACTCGCGGGCGTAGAACGACTGATCGGCCTCGCGGGCTTTGACGAACGGGGATTCGGCTACCAACGTCGACGCATAGTTGGCATTCGACGCATCGCCGCTGACCATGTACTCCGGCATGGCCCACCGCGTCCCCACGATCCGCAGCACGTACTGCGAGACTTCGAGGAAGCCGCTGTTTCGTTCCGCCCCCATCGGCCCCGGCTTGTAGACCAGCCCTGGCGACGGCTTGAGGATCGTGCCCGGCTTGTACCGCTGGACGTTCTGTTGCTTCTGCCCGCCGCCGACCACCTGCCGCCCGTATTGTGCCACCGCATCGGACGCCCCGAGGGTCTGGATGCTCGCTTGCGATGTCCCAGGGGGAGCCTCCAGAATCCACGCGATCGCAGCCTGAAGCGCCGCACCTTCTGCCATGTTCCGCCGTAGTTTCGCCTCTCGGCTGATCTCCTCGACCACCAAGAACGTATCCGATACGCCCCGCTTGGCATTCCGGCTCACGTTGCGTTTGATGTGGCACATTCTCCGCGACGGGATGTAGTCCCAATCCAGCCCGCCATCATCCCGCGACAGGTGATACCCGAGGGCCTCGGCTGGACGGCTCGCCGGGGACCGCACCCCGTAGGACCACGACGTCACGCCCTCGAAGTCCTGCAGCCAGTCCTCAAGCTGCCGAGTGTTGCCGGGCTCGCGGATCTGGTCCGGCTCGACCATGCACAGCGTCGGCCTGCCATTGGTCCCGAGTTCGATGTAGGCGAACGCCTCGCCATCCTCGCGGCTGCGGTGATGCAACTCCCGATCGAGACTGCCGACCATGTCCGCGTCGTCGATAAACCGATCGATGACCCGCTGGCACAGCTCGACCAACTGCGGATCGGCACCCTGTGCTGTGAACTCGAACCCCGGGCCGAACGTGTATTCCGCCAGCCGGTCCAAAGCAGCAGTCGCGACGGGCGTCAACAGCGACAGGTTCCTGGCTGCGCCCCGAATGTAGGCTAGGTCCACCTCCGAGTCGTAATACGGTTTGAACCGCCCATCGCTGCGATCGGTGACGCTCGTGAACGGATTGACGGCCGTGGGGTAGCCGAACGACGGGTCGTCGTACAGGTACTGCCTACGGTCGATCGTCTCGGGGACAAACGCTTCCAGCAGTGCCCGGATCGCTTCGCTCATTGTCTCGCCTCGTTCGCTTAGTCTTCCGCCCACACCGCAGACACTCGCGGTATTCCACCCGTCCCCACGATGACCGCACCCGCATCGGATGCCCGCAGACAC